CCTTGCATCATCAACGGCCATCGCTGGAAAGGCATCATTTGGGAGCACGCCGATAAGAAGGCAGGCTCCCGCGAGCAAGGATGGGAGCAGTGCCGCAAGCGGCTCAAGGCGACCATGCGCCCGAGGGGCGGCATCCGCGAGGAAAAGGGCCTGTTCATCGTCGGCCCCCGCTGCCCGCAATGGCTGCGCACCGTGCCGAAGCTGCCGCGCGACGAGAAGAAGCTGGACGACGTGGATTGTTGGGTGGCAGGAACCCTGATTGCGACGCCGACTGGCGAGTGCCCAATCGAAGAAATCCGAGTCGGCGATCTTGTCGAGACGCCAATCGGGCCGCGTCCGGTACTCAAGTCTTACGTGTCCGGGCCGAGTGAGACTCAAGTCGTGCAGTTGTCGGACGGAAAGGTTCTTGAGGGGACACCACACCACAAGATTCAAATACATGGGCACGGTCTTGTTGCGTTGTCTGATTTAGTGTGCTATATGACACCGCAAGAGAGGATCATTTCGTGTCTAGCCCAAAAATCTCTATCTATCGCGGTGTCATTTATCGCCGGTATCCAGGGCGGCTCTACTACATCCCGAGCGGCACAGTTCTGTCGAGAGGCGGCACAAGCCTTCATCGACAGATGTGGCTTGATGCTGGAAATGCGATACCTGACGGCTGGCATGTCCACCACAAGAACGATGACCACGACGATAACCGGGTCGGGAACTTTGAATGCCTGCCGCCGGGCGAGCACGCTCGATACCATCTCGCTCGCCGAACCGACTCTATGGTCGAAGCGCAGCGAGAGTGGGGACAGTCGGCAGCCGGGCAAATCATACTCCGCGCCAACATGGATACCATGTTACGACAAGCCCCGCGACGTGAACTTGCGTGCGGAAATTGTGGCAAGTCTTTTGAGACTCGACACCCTAGCCAGCTATATTGCTCGGCTGAATGCGGCGATACCGCCGAGCGCTCGGGACCTATTGAAAAACTGTGTCCAGTTTGCGGTACGAAGTTTCGGGCGAAGCCTCACAGCTACAAGGAAGTCCGTACCTGTTCATATAAATGCGGTTGGGCACTCCGCCGTCAGAAAGCTGGTTTATAACCTGACGGTCGCCGACGCGCATATGTTCTACGCGAACGGAGTGCTTTCGAGTAATACGGAATCCGAGGACCATATTGGGGACGAAATGCGGTATATGCTGCGTTTCGAGGCTGGCGAAGTCAAATCATACCGCCGATAACAGCGGCAGCCTACCCCCTCCCCAAGACGGCCCTTGACAGTTTTGATAAAGCATGGTTAACGTCGCGCCGCGCGGCCACGCTGAAAAAGGGCGCGGGGGGAGGAACAAACCGTGGCCATAGACGACAAACACCCGCTTTTCACGGCGAAACTCCCTGAATGGATTCAGATGGAGGACACCTACAAGGGTGAGCGCCGAGTCAAAGAGAAAAGGCTAGACTACCTGCCCCCCAGCGAAGCTATGGTCCAAGATGGCATGGTGACGCCAACATCCCCCGGCTGGAAGGACTACGACGCCTACATCACCCGCGCCTTCTTCCACGACGTGGTGAAGGAAGCTGTCCGGGCCATGATCGGTATGCTCCACATGAAGCCCGCGCTGATTACGTTGCCGCCTCGGCTCGCGCCGATGATGGACAAGGCGACGATCCAGGGCGAGGGAATGCAGATGCTTCTGCGGCGCATCAACGAAGCGCAGCTTGTCAAGGGACGCTGCGGTTTGTTGGTTGACGTGCCGACCGGCAAGGACCCGTACTCGGCTCTCCCATACATTTCATTCTACGAACCCGAGCGCATCATCAATTGGGATGCTGGCCGCCGCGACGAAGGTCGCAACCAACTCGAACTCGTTGTGCTTGACGAGAGCGGTTTCCAGCGCGAAGGCTTCACCTGGGTGACGGAGCGCAAGCATCGCATCCTGACACGCGGCGGACCCGAGGCGCTTGAAAGCGGCTGGACCCGTCCCGACATGAACGACCCATTCCAGTTGTGCGTGAAGGTCAACGACGTGTCCATGCCTATCCCGGATGACTTCATCACGCCGTCGATTGGCGGTCGCGCGCTCACTGATATTCCTTTCGTGTTCATCGGCGCGACCGATCTTGTCCCGGAGCCGGATGATCCACCGCTGCTCGGGCTCTCCAATCTCGCGCTCACGATCTATCGCGGCGAGGCGGACTACCGCTCGACGCTGTTCTATCAGGGCCAGCAAACGCTCGTCATCATCGGCGGCAACATCTCCGATACCGACGAGAACCAACAACTCCGCATCGGCAACAAGGGCGTCATCGACTTGCGCATGGGCGGCGACGCGAAGTACATCGGTATCTCGTCGGCTGGTATCGGCGAGATGCGTCAAGCAATCATGAACGACGACTCCAAAGCATCGCAGTACGGTGTGCAGTTCATGGACGTTGGCAGCGCACGCGGCGCGTCGGGCGAAGCCCTTCGTATCCGTGTGGCCGCTCGCACCACGACCATTCAGAACATCGCTGTCGCGGCGGGAGCCGGGCTCGAACAAGTTCTGCGCTACGCAGCGCAGTGGGTCGGCGACGACCCGGACGAAGTTTCCGTAGTGCCGCAGACTGACTTCGCTGACGCGAACGTCGCGGGCGCGAGCCTCCTGGCCTTCATGCAAGCTAAGCAGTTGGGCCTGCCGCTGTCGCTCAAGTCTCTGCACCGCATGATGCAGTTGAACGACATGACGGACATGGACTACGAGGAAGAAACCGACCAAATCGAAGAAGAGTCCGAGTCCTTGGTCGGCATGATGGTCCACGGCGCGAACATCGGTGACAGTGACGAGTCCTTCCTTGATACGGAGGGCTCGACTGGCACCGACCCGGTTGTGCCGGGTGACGAGACTGTGCCGCCACCCGACCCAGCGCCGACGCCGACACCGGCTAAGAACATCCCCATCACTCCGCATCGTCGCGGCTCCCCCAACCCGCTCAAGCGCAAGGTCGGATCAAAGGGCGCGAGCGCGAAGTAAGGCTCCGTCATGGCATTCGACCCGCTAAAGCATCCGCGAGGCGAACACGGTCATTGGGCTCGCACCGGCGAGAGCGATCCCGACCCGCGTGTGCTCGACGTGGGCGGCGACGAGTGGAATCAGGCGACCGCCCGGCGCACCGAAGAAGAATACGAGCGTGACCGCCCGGCCCTCAACAAACTCGCCGAAGAACTCACCAACGGGAAGATACCTCCGACGCCGGTAGCGGAACCCCCTAAGCAGGAGGCGTACACGACACCGGGCGGCATACAAGTGTCCGCGCCACTCACCGGGCACTTAGAGGACAAGGACGAACTCGAAAAGGTCGCTAAGCATCTGAGCGGCGAGGATGACGAGGACGAGCCCGAGGATACGAAGCCCGAGACGTGGGACGAAGTGCCCGGCCACTTGCAAGAGGAAGCCGAGGAAAAGTTCAAGGACAACAACTACTCGTCGGCCCTCGATAGCGAAACCGAAAGTTGGGCTGAGAACAGCGCAGCCGCCGAGGCCGGTCGCGAGGTTGCAGAGGACGACGACTGGCGAGCGGAGTGGTTGACGGACTTCATCGCTGACCGCGCGGAAGAAGATGGCGAGCGCATACCGTATAGCGCCGACGACCTGCACAACGCCATCAAACTCAACTTCGATGCCGACGCCCAGGAGGGTTTCGGCTCGATCAAGAAGGACAACATCGAAGTAACCTTCGATGACAGCAAACTCCAACACCCCGACGACATTACGCTGCCTCACCCGGATCAAATGACGCTCCCGAATGTCGGGGAGCCGACCAAGGCCGACTACTCGTCGCATCTCACACCGGCGATGCGCGAAGAAATCAAGGACGCGCTCACGGAGGCTTTCGAGACGGAGGCTGAGAAGCGCAGGGATCACATTGACCCACCCGATTACCTCGGCGAGTCCGCGAAAGAGAGCGTCGATTCGGATTGGGATAACATGGACGACGAGGCCAAGTACAACTACATCAACGGCCACACCAATCTTCTTGACGACTTCCCGGACAAGCCGAAGAAGGGCGACAAGGACGACAAGCTTCTGCATGACTTGGGGCTGCCATCTGGCAACGACCCGCTCACGATGCCGAACAAGCTAGACCCGATGCAGGTTGGCGACAGCACGTCGGATTACGTGAAAACGCAACGGCTCTTGCGAGCGATGGCCGACCAGCGCGGCGTACAGATCATGGCCCAGCGCGGGCTTGTCTCCGGGAAGCGGGAGCCGGGTACTTTCACAAGCA